TGGCAGATCGTTGCAAAAGTAAGCGCAAAGCAGTCATTTCTTCTGCATTTAATGTCTCGCCGACCTTCTTCTTCAATACCGAACGGCTGAACCCCAGGTCATCGGCAAGCTTTTCTGATGCGTTCTCTAGCGTTTGCTCATTCTTAATTACGCCGCGCTTCACTGCTTCTGTTGGGTCGGCAAGTATTTCGCTGACTGCATTGAGGACGGACTGGATGTCTTCGTTATCCTCCATGTAATCAAAGTTGAAATCGATCCCGGTGTCAGTCTCAATAACGACGCCACGCTTCTTGTACATTTCAAGCAGGTCAACGGCCTCTCCTTCTGGAGCGACACCTGTTGAGTACTCGCTCAACCCTTTCTGGCCAAGCTCATTAACCTGTTCTGCTTTGACTTCACTGCGAGTCGGCATCTGGGCTTCAGGTGGCATCCCGATATCTTCAGGGGTCAGCCCTTCTGGCGGAAGTTCCGTCGCTGTTTTAGCTGAGCCACCAGCAGTATCGAAACGCTCCTTGCCTTCCTCAGATAGAACCTTTTCGGCTAACGCCTCCTGCCGCTTGGAATACTCTCCTGCAGGAACCTGGCGCTCTTCTATCGCTGTAGGCACAGAAAGGTCTTCTGCATCTGTTCCGCGTGTCACAGCCCTAGACGGGACTTTCGATGCTTGCTTGATGAAAGTACTTAGCGGGCCGCCAGCAACAAACACGCGTTCAGGCTTGCGCGGTATTGTGCTCGCCTGTTCTGTAACTCCGCCTTCTAGAGCGGCTTGTCCTGCCTGTTCATCAAGTATTGCCACTTGCTATCCCTTCTTAACTGAACCTGTCACGTACAATTGCTCACTCGACTTGCGGTTCTTGTCCGCTGTTTCCTGAGCCTTCAGCATCTTGATCAACGGATGATTCTCGTCCCCGCCTCGTTTCTTTACTGATTCCATTGCGGCCTGCAACGCTGTCTTCATAACTTACTCCACCTTCAATCCACTCCGACCCTGGACGGTCCGTGTTCTTGAACACTTTGTTTTCAAAGAATAATACATTTGTAGAGGATACGTCTGCCTCTTCCATTAAGTCTTGAGCAATCTCCATAAACTTATCCATTGCACTGTCTGGGTCTGGAACCCCTCCCTCAAACTCTGGAATGTACTGGATGCGCACACCTACAGCACCCGCAACCTCTTCGCCTGTATCGGCCTGCACATCTGGACGGTCTTTATACCGAGCGTCCGTAATAATTGTGCCCCCACCAATATCGTACTTTTGACGCAAAGAGTCAATCATGGCAATTGCTTTATCTGCTTCCTGCCTAGATTTGAAGAATACCTCTAGGCCAGGCATTGCACCCTGCGTTCCGGTTGGTACAACTTTGGACACATATACAGCGTCTTGGTCATACTTACGTCCAAGATCGACCAGGTTATTAACAAAATTAGTCTCGTCAAAATCTGACCGGGTGACGACTTCAGTATTCAGTGATCGCTCTGGAGTACCCCCGAATACGCCGTAACTATTGTTTGCCTGTTGTGCAACGACGGCTGGATCGTCCTTGAGAGGACTTAGTACTTCGCTAGATAACTCAGCTTGTTCGACATTAGTCGGACGCTGTTCTGGACGCTCGCGAGACACACCGACAACTCGACGCTCTACCGGAGCTTTCAATTCCTCTAGACGCGCTTCCGCTATTGCTTTCTGCTCTGGCGTTGACCCAGATGAATTGATGGTCTTGCGCAACTCATCAATCTCGACTCGTTCAGGGGAGCCAGCAAGGCCCGCCTCGTAATCAAGTGACCCGCCTTCACCAGCTTTGTTTGTCCATCCGTTGATGGTCCACTTCTCTTTTTCCAGAAACCATACAACAGCCTGGAGATCATCTGGACCTAAGTCACCGATCGACGAGTCATAGTTCTTAACGAAGCCTTCGGCGTTGATCGCGTTAGCCGCATCAGTGAATATGCGCTGACCAAAACCAAACTCAGAACCAATGATTGGCTCATCAATTGTACTTCCGGTTAAGTGGTTACCTGCAACAGCCTGCTCTGCAGGGGGAGGAATGCGCTTAAGTCCTGCCGCGTCGCGCAGATACCGAGCCGCCCACACATCAATTGTTGGTTGCGACCCATAGCCAATGAGGTTACCTGTAAAGTTAATGGTCTTCGGCGCCTGCCCGACCTTGATCTGCCTAAACATATCTAGCAAAGCTTTCGTTGCGGCTGGGCTATTGATGCCATATAGCTGACCAGTCGCCTTAGTCATCAGCGGAAACTCACCAGCCTTGAACAATTTTGTTAGCGTTGCCGGGTCAACTTTCTCTCCAGCCTCAACCCGAGCAAGGTACGCCTGGATCTCTTTGTCAAAATCGCCATTAGTGTAACGACGCAGTACATCAATCCCATTGTTCCAATTTGTACGCACATCCGTGTTTGCCGATGTCGCGCCAAGCAAATCAGCGAAGACATCGCCTAGTCCGCCAAACTCTGAGCGCAAACGACTCCGCATCGACCGATACCAGTCTGCTTGCGCAAGGATGTCCTTCGCCGCCTGGTCACCATTATTCGCCCTGTTAACGACATCGCGAACATCATCGACTGTACGCGTCGTCATATCCTGCTGGTGACGCGCATAACTTTTATTACGGCGAGGCTTTTCATACCCATAGACAATCGGTTGCCACTCGACATCAACTTTTTTAGTTGCCTCTTTAATAGTGACAGTCGGCTTACTTTTAACGTCCTTGACGGTAATCTCTGCCCAGCCATCGTCAGTCGGGTAGTTAGACTTAATACGCCTAACTTCGTCTTCGACTCGTTTAACTTCGCTTGCTGGTAGACCCAAACCCTCTAACGATTTTTTAATGTTCGCCTTATCTTTAGCGGCAAGTCTCTTGATTATCCTGCCGCCAGGTAAGGCCTGGGTCTCATCCGTATAAACTAAACTAGAGAGGCCAAGTGTTGTCACCAGTGATTTCATGAGGACGGGATGCTTTTTGATGTAGCGCAACGACGTAATCGCTCCGTCGATCATCCCAGCAAGGCCTAAATCCTCTAAGGCAAACTGAAACCGCTCACGGAGACGCCCTTCCGCTGACTCTAAGTCAGCATCTTCTGCAGTATTGAGATACTCAAGAATTGGCAACCCAAGCCCTGAAGACATTGCTTTGACGATCCCGCCTTGCTCTGGGTCGAACAAAGTTGCAGAAACTGCACTGCGCCCGTAGAGCGCACCACGGCCAGTGCCTGTGCCTCTAGTGAGCAAAAACCCTGTCGTAAACTGCGAGATGTCACGCAACATTTCTTCAGCAAACCCGCGAGCCTCTGCGCGATCTTCAAACTGAGGAGCGGCTGGCAACTGCACCATATACTCAGTAGGTATCTGATCGCCGGTGACATCATCGATATAACTAACGCCGACAGAGTCAGTCAAAGACTCAAGCTCGCTTTCTGCTAATTCATACACAAGCTGGCTGGCCTGGTTGAGCGCCCGCACCGAACCGCCGACGATTGTGCGATCAACAAAACCGCCCTGCTCAAAAACTCCAGGGGCGTTTGCCTCTATCATTTCCATTCGTTTGCTGTGCGTTGTTCCTAAGAATTCAGACCGAGCTTTGGCTCCGCGAATAGCGGCCTCTTCCGTTTCATAGTTTGGCAACTTGTCACCAGAGCGAGTGCGGGTTGCCGCATCGTACAAAGCTTCCCGGTCTGTGACGCGCTTGCCCTCAACAATTGTTGGAACATTGTAAAACCTTTCATCGCCTGTTAGACCAATGTCTACTCCGCGCACAGTGATGGTTTCCTCTGTCGCAATCGACCCGTCTTCATTTTTGAGAACAGGTCGCGTGACATCTACCGGGAATCCGTCTTGGTCAACCAGTGGCTCAGCGCCAACTTCCTCAAGTCTTTCCTTCGTTGGAACATCTGGGTCAACTCCAGATTGCCCATCTTCAGCGAGCTTCCCGGTGATAACGATATCGGCTTTTAAGTCCTTCGGGGACGCAAACGCTTGCAATAGTTCGGCTTGGTCATATGCGTCATACGCAAGTTGTTCGCGATCATTATTCATCGAACCTCCTCCCCTAAGAATGGACTAAGCTGATTCAAGATTCCCTGCACCTGACCTAACTGCTTCGTTGCTGTTGGAAGCTGTTGCAGATACGTCTGCAGATATTGCTTCCGATCAGTGCCTGCTGGCGGATCATTCCATCCAACCAATATGTCATCGTTGAGTTTGATAGAGCTAACAATCAAAGTGTACTGCTTGTCGAAAGCGCTCTGAATTTCAGCCTTGAGCGGCGCAGAAAAAGCCGTGCCGATCTCCTGGGCTTTTTGCACAATGGTGTCATAGCTTGCTCCACGCCCGCCCGACATAGGCTGTCCAGGCTCTGGAGTCGTATTCAGCCACTCATTGAAGCGATCACGCGCTTGACGGAAATATGTGTCGCCAAAGCTTTTAAGCTCTGGACTCAAACTGTCCTTGTACTTATTGAAGCCAATCCGGTCAGCGATGACTTCTTTGCCTTGCCCAACTGCTTCGTTAGACTCCTGCCTAGCGCGACCCATAAACTTATCAACAGTAGAAACTGTCAGCTTATCCTGGACCGCCATAATAGCGCTCATCGTTAAACGATTTTTACCATCAAGGTCATTTAGATAATTACTCGCGTCTCGATCATCGACTAGCTTTTCTTCGGTAGTAGAAATCCCAAGCCGCTTCTCAATCCAGTTAATTTCAGTCGTCTTGTCATAATAATTCTGGGCGCGAAGGTGATCGTATGCTGTTAACGCTTGGGCTAATTCAGATGGATTACGAATATCTGCATTCAAAATGTTCGCATTCATTTGATCGAGACGACCAATCCTTTCTTCGTCCTCTTTCTTCTTCATGTCATCAGCAAACTTTTCTTGTTTGTTTGCGTAATCAATCATTGATTTTTGGAATGCAACTCGCTCATCAGGCTCCATTTGCGCGAGCGCGGCAGAGAGGACGGGGTCTTCTTTCTCAAGCTCACCTGAAACTAGCTTGGTTGCAACTCCATCAAAGTCTCCGTCAGCCATATAAGACTCAACAGTGCCAGTAGCAATATCTTGAATTGTGTCAGACGTTAAAGTCGCAACAGCCTCCGCTGACATGTACCCAGAATTTGTCGCGTAATTCAAAAGCCCTCTACTACGCCTAACTTGAAAAGTGTCATCATAGATAGGGGCTGTATCAAAAAGGTTCTCTATAGCCTCTAAGCGTTCGTCTTCTGTCAATCGGGTATCTGCCGCAAGCATTACTTCTTTGTGGACTCTTTTGGTTATGTTAATGCCTGCAGTCTTCACAAAAATTTTGTTGGAGTTTTTTCTAAACGATCCTACATAACGCGTATGTAAATCACTTGCTGAGGAACCAAAGAATGACTTGGCAGTTGACGTAGTCAGGTACGGCTTACCTGACGTAGGGTTAATTCTCTTGCCAGCAGAGTACTCTTTGTAAACCTGGTCCATCTTAGACACGACCTCTGAAGGATCGATCACGTTAATATCTTGTCTCAGCGCCTCATCTTCGATCGTGCGCAACTCGATCTCCATGGCCTTCTCTGCCGCAATGGCTTGGTTTTGAGCGTGGATCTTTAGCTTCTCTTCACCTGCTTGGAACAAAAGTTGCCCGGCCTGAGAGATGACGCGAGCGTTAGCTGAGAGCACCTGGCCGCTTACTTGCACGTTAACTTGAGGCGTGACTGCACCAGAAACTCTTTTCGTCTGCGCCGTGTACAAAGGAACTTTCATGGTAACCAGCCTCTCCTAATTAAGCGTCAACCATCTTGCTACCTTGAGACAAAAGCGTTGCCATCGCCTCTGTCCTAGTAGCATTGGCCGACGCTTTTGCTTCAAACATAGCAATATCGCCTTTAAGGCTTACACCTGTTGCCTGCTCTCTAATGTCACGAGCACGAGCGCGTGAAGCATAATCGATCCTTCGTATTTCTTCGTCTGCCTGATCAGCGTTCGCAAGAAGTATCTCAAGCCCGGTCCCGCTATAAGCGTCGAATCCAGACTTCATGATTGCCGACTCTGTTTCTTTTTCAAACTTTCGATACTGAGTCTGGAAATTTAGAATATCGAGTTTACTTTCAAACAGAAGATCTTCTGCCGCAGTTCTTAGTAACGATGCATTACGCTCTGCAACTTTTTTGTTCCAGCGTCCAGCGACCTCTTGTGCTTCAGCCGCCGCCTGAGAACCGGCATAGCTTAAAGCCATACCCGCTAACATCATTCCAGTGCCTGTTGCTGACATATCTTACCTATCGAAAGTTTGGAGTAATGGCATCAAGGCCAATACTGTCATTGGTAAAGGGTCATCTTGCTTAACAACAATGAACCCATCCGTCTCGTAGTTCCCGCTAAACTCAATATACTTGTCGCCAGTATACAGCGGAATTGCCGTAGTCGCTGAAGCGCCAGGCTCAGCAAAAACGATTGGCTTTAAGTTGCTAGTGTCCGGTCCAATCTGTGCACCAGACGCTTCTAAGAACCTTGCAGTCACGCCTCTAATTCGCTTCGTTTTGCCCTGACTAGTGCCTTCCGTGCCGCCTGCATCAATCCGCATTGTCTCTAGCGTGGATGAATAATTGTAGCCAACGACTGCATCTGTAACGTCTACGTCTAACGAAATGCTACCGCTAGATACAGTTTTGTCCGCATGCTTTGCCCCATTGGCAAGGATCGACACGGTTTCTCCTTCAAGGTGACTAAGCCCTGATAAAGAGTTAACAGCCGCTCCGCTGTAAGTCAGATGTGAATCCAAGAACCTAGGGTCGATCACCGTGGAAATGTTATCGATTTCGGAAAGTCTCTCAATGTAACGCTTAGTCGCACCATTGATTGTCCTTTTAACGATCATGTAAAGCTCATCTTCCCCGCTCCGAGAAGGCAGAGAAATAATACTTTCAATAAAACCTGACCCGCCAATTGTATGTTTGTGCCAGGCAATCACTTCTTCCTCTCGACGGTAGGTAAGTCCTATGAGGGAGCCGTCTCCAAGCCTCGCCCACAAGATGCCGTCTGGCTCTTGTTGCCACGCAATTTCTTTAATTAGTCCTGTAGTCAAATGCTCAGACAACAGCGTGAGATCAGGAGCAAAATAACTGTCCGTATCAAAATCATAGACAAGCTCTCTTAACTTTCTTTCTCCTCGCTGGACAAACAGTACTGCTGAGCCAATTGTGAATGGCTGGACCGTAGACCCACCATAGTTAGACTGTCGTCGGATCTGAATATTTGTAGGCGTCAAAGTCTCGCTCGTTCCGCCAGAACTAACAGAAAACTCACCACCACTTGTCCCAACAACAAGCAATCTCGCCCCGACAAGATACTGGATGACGTTGACCTGATTACTGCTAAGCGTATAAGTAATTGCGTCAGTCGCATCAATCCCTGGCGTAAAGTCTGTGAACAAGCCAGCCGATGAGAAGAACAGCGTTTGTGGCTGACTTAGGGTGTTCCCTAAAATTAATCGTTGCTCGTACAAGGTGACGACCGCAGGATAGCCAGTGGTCTCCGAAAAAGCCCCGAGCCGATACTCATCATCAGCTTCAAGATCGCCAACGATCGTTATAGAATTTCCAGCACTTTCGCTCGTTAAGTCTCCCCCAGGTGCTATCAGAATTGTATCGGCAGTAACGCTTACAATTAAGGCGCCTACCTCATTATTATTGGTATGCTGTGTGAATCCGGTTACGGATATGCGCATGCCCTCTTTAAAGCCTCTTTCAATGAAGTTACCGGCACTATCTTCAAACCGATCGTTATGCGAAAGACCAGTCCCACTGGGATCTCCCTCGTGCGCAGAGATAGTCGTCGCTGTATAGGACGGCATCAATTCAGTGCGACCATCTTCATTTTCCAGGACAGTGGCAGTGGCATTTATATCATTAGAAACGGCAGTGATTCGCGCATATCCATCATGCACTTTTACCAAGCGCCCAACATCAGTTGGCTGGAAAGTATTTGACGTTGCGGTTAGGGTGACAGATCCAGTTCTCGCACTGGCCGTCATAGTAGACCCATCAAAATTAACGTCTTGCATTGGCCCGCGAGTAAATGGAACATCGTAACAAGCCCACTGAGTCGCGCCAGCGCGAACGAATTGTTGTGGCTTATGATCAGGGTGCACAAGGTAAAGAACGTCGGCTGACTGCGCATACCTTATCCCTTCAAGCTCATTAGGCGAATACGGCGTCACTACCTCTAGCACTCTGCTGTCGATAGGGTTCGTATTAAGATAATCAAACGAGCTAGTGTAACCATTGTTAGCATTGTTTCTAAAGTACCAGGTGCTACTTAAATCTTGATCGCCATCGTCGGTGATCAGGCTGTCATCATGCGAAAGCCCTAGGTATGGGTATCTCAGATTTATCGATGTTGCAACATTAGTGACCCCATTTTGCACCGGATCGCTGTACCAAATCTTTTTGCCATCTGCTTGCATGTGGGCATTGATCACGCCCCAAGCCCCATTAATGCCTAAATCTGACCCATCATCAACCTCAGATAGCTTAAAAAAAGCGCTAGTTATTAAAGGGTGCTCATTATAAATGCCTGGGAAAAGGCCTACGGCAAAAAAAGACATATACCCTTTAGAAATAATTACATTTCTATTCCCTTGCGGGGATAGAAATGTTGTCGTAAAAACGTATGAGGGGGCATCGTGCACATACATCAGATCTAAACTGTCTGAATGCGATAAATCCTTATACTTGGTAGGGGACGTATCGTAGTTTTCCCCTGCTGGAGTGAAGCCTGCCTCGTGCGCATAGACTCCATTTGCATCCATAATCCAGTGGTTATTAGTAGCCACACATTGGATGCCGGTCATAATTCCGTTCGCATCGGCATCGCCCGTGTTCGTCACGATATAGTTAAATGGATACGATACGTTCATGACTTCGGTTGAGCCATTGTTGGTAGGAAAACTTCTAAACGCGTCCACAATAAAGTTCCAAGAATGCGCGTCTATGGCAGATAATCTCATCTTGATATAACAAACAGAGTATCTTTGTATTCGTTTTGGGGTGTTACCAAATGATATGACAGCGCTTGGATGAAGCAGGTGACTGACGAGAATGAATAATCCTGATCCTCCTTGCTCAAGCCAAGGGTTTATGCCGATCCGATTAACCCTATCGTTGTCGTCGTGGTCCTCGTCCCTGTGAGAGAGATAATAATAGTCCTCTCCCTCTATCACAGACCTGAAAGGAGGGTTGAAAGAAACGCCAGATATAGGGATAGGATATCTAGAAGCAGTTTGCTGTGCCCCTAAATAGTAAGTGTTATCTGCGGCAGAAGTGATATCACCATCTGATAAACTCGACAAATCATACGCTTCATTAAGGTCAAATTGGTAAAAAGTGCAGTCAGTGTGCGACGTACTTAAGGAAGTGATATCTGCAGTGGGGGTGCCATCCCAAATATAAAATGCTTCGCCGTAGTCAACAAGGGGATACCTCGCGCCAAAAAATATTCCACAGTGAAACCTTCTGCTCCCTTTGGGCATATTGGATGAGTGCCTGTCCGGTAAAACCCAGGTCTTCTCAGTATCCACTGGGCCAGCAGTGTAAAGGTTATGCGGTGACTCTAGCGTGTATTGACGGATACTAATCGAAAGCGTATGGAACACTGGCTGGAAATCGTCTTTTGCTTCAGTTATTTTTACGGCATAAACTTTATACCCGTCTTCACTGAAATGAAGATACATATCTTCTCTGCCAAAAGGGACAGATTGGGGTGCCCCCCATCCAACCTGCGTAACCGTATCCGTGTTAAAAGCAGTCCGGGCTTCTTCTAGCAAAAACCCATCATTGGTTACAAGTCTAGCTTTTTCATCGCCAAACTCAACAGCGTAAGTTTGGTCAACATTGAACTCGAAAGGGATTAGCCTATGCTCTGAAGAAGAGTCAGATACTTCCCCAATAAACTTTGTGCCAGGCCTACGTGTCGCGCCGCCCTGTGGGTGGACCACCATGTTCTCAAGCGTCTTACAGCCGTTATCGTACTTGGCTACATCGGTCCGCCCATCTAGTCGCGGAGAAAGCTCGCCCGCTGTGAAGTTAGTCTGGATAGGACTCGCTTTAGCCATCAGAACCTCGATCTAATAAATACGTCTGCCTCTAGTGAGCCTGCCGCAGAAACACTATCAATGCTCGCCGGAGTGCCTTCGGTAGCATCAACAAACCTGGCTTCTTTCAGTTTCTCTTCGTAAACAGACCGGAAGTAATCCGCAAGATTGACGCTACCTACAATGGGGTAGCAAATATCTGCCGCGATCTTAGCAATCAAGGCTTCTTCAAATAGGCCGTCGAACATGTTCTCTGAAACATCTGCGACATACATAATCTCTAAGGTCCCCTCATCACACAGGATCTTGTCTTTCTCGACCCTATGAGGGATATCTAGCTTGCTTAGGTTTAAAACGCGAAGGCAGTTGCGCGGGAGAGCAAACTCACTTGCAAAGCCAAATGCAGGGGTTGCTCCAGTAGGAGAGAGCGAAACTCTAGTTACTGCGAAATTCCAGGGATGCGATCTTAAAACGGCATGCTTAATAGAATGATACCGTTGGTTACAGACTTCAGCGTTCTTACTGTTCTCTGTAAGAGAAGCGATAGTGGTTGCGCCAATCTGAGTCAATGCGCTATTGCAAATCTCGACTTGAGTTGCCATGCAACCTCCTTTTAAGAGAAGGGGGCGTTGCCGCCCCCAGACTCATTTAGTCAACAACATAGTACATTGTGAGCGCAACAGTGCCGGTGCCTGCGGCACCACCCATTGTTACTGTCACAACGAATGAGTTGTCAGCATCTTCGCCATCGAGGTCAACCTCAGAGCCAGCGCCAAGAGCCAAAGTATTGGCTACCTCAACACACTGCCCTCCAGTTGAAGCCGCCGCCGCCTTGTACGCATCAACGTCTGCCGCTACAGCAGTCCCCGCTGAGCTAGTGTAAGCCGCATGGCCTACAGACAAGGTTGTGGTTGCGCCCATCGGATCATGGCATAACTTGCCATGTAAGATGCGAGCACCGTTTGGCAGAGCAAACATCTCGATGTCATCTCCACTAGCCAAAGCAGAAGCTTCGTATTCTGCGTGGGCTACACGCATTGCGCCCCCAAGCTGATTGGCTTGTACGAACTCAGATGGGTCGTTCTGAGTAAGGTTCGTGCGAACATTAGAATATACAGTCGCCATGATTCATATCTCCTTATGCTGATTCATCACAGTCAATCTGGACAACTTTCTCTTCTTCCATGCGAGTCGCCCCGAATGTAGCGCAGTAGTAAACCTGCGTAGAGTAAGACTTGTCAGAACGCTCATCGATGCGAGACACAACGTCTTTGCCGACAGCTAGCTTGATTCCATCTTCTGCGAATGCAAAGCAAGAACGAATGTTCCCAGCTTTTGCAAGACGAGTAGATACGTGGAAACGGAAGCCCAGGAAGGTATTAATCTCACCTTGGACCAAAGCCTTGACTGTATTGTAATCAGAGCTTGTTACCGTTGTGCTGTTCAGCAACGCTTCGATTTGGTCTGGACCAACAACAATGTGACGCTGAATCGATGGATCGACAGAAGCCAAATCCAAAATCTTCTTTGTCTCAATGAGTTTTGCAAGAGACAGGTCAGCCCCGCCGTTTGCAATTTGATGCCCAGAAAGCATTGCCTGGCTTGTTGCCCCAGTCTTACCCTGTCTCT